AACAAATATGTTATATTTCGAGTGATTAAATAATCACTTTAGTAAAACAAAAACGGAGAAATACATGTCGGAAGAACAGAAAAAACTAATCAACCAACACGAAGTTGCTCGCCTTTTAGGCGTAGTCCCTTCTTACGTGTGCATGGTACTAAACGGACAGCGCAAGGGACCTAAAGCACAAAAACTTTTAGAAAAAATAATTGCAATATATTCAAAACAATTTAAACAAGCTGCATAAAATACCGTAAATGTTTGTTAACAAAAATAATTAAAAATTCTTAAAAACAAAATAGTAAAACAAACTAAAAAAGTGAATTAAAAAAATAAAAAAGATTTTAACGAGCAATTAAAAGCAGGTAAAAAAAATGATACAGAATTTTAAGAGCATATTATATAACACAATACACCGAAACAGAAAAACAATAGACCAAATAGCAGATGAAATAGGTGTATCTTCTAACTCGCTATATAGATATTGTATTGAGGGAGAAAGCGGTAGCGAAATGCCTGCGAGACGGTTAGTTCCGTTAATGAAAGCTACAGGTAATTATGAACTATTAAAACATATTGCATATCTTTGTGGCTTTGTGTGCATAAAAATGCCAAAATTTATTAAAGTTAAAACCGATGAATTTGAAGTAATAAACGAGTATCAAGAGGTTACGGTAAAAGCAACAAGAGAGCTTAAGACGTTTTTTGACAATCCAAATACAGAAACTTACGAAAAAGTAAGCAGAGCGTTAAGAGAAGTGATAGAAAAATCAGTTAGTAACCAAGAATATTGTAAAAAAGCATATAAAGGTCAATTGGAGATTAACTTTGATGAGAGATGACGGTATTTGGCTAAAGTCTGTCGAAGCAGCAGAATTGTTATCTTGCCCAAAAAATCGAATAACTAGAAATATTCAACAATACGAATACAAAGTCACAGTTAGCAACGGCGGTAAGACGTATTTTATAAACTTAAAAAGTTTACCGGTAGAAGCACAAGCAAAATACTATAAAAAGGTATATCCGGAGTGTGAATCTGAAATAAAAAGTGAAGTTATACAAAATATTGAACCTCCGAAACCACAAAATTTAAATATGATACCGCCCCAAAAGAATAAAGAAGCTGCATTAAAATATGCACTTGTAAATAGATATTTAGAATATTGCGAGGGGCGATACCTTGAGAAGGTAAAAGCAAAAGAAGAATTTGAAGAATTGCTAAAACATGCAAAGGAATATGAAGAGTACAGAGAAGTGCTTGGCTGTGTTGATTGGAAAAGTATTGAGCGGTGGAAAAAAATGTTGGAAGAGAACAATTGGGATTATTTTTGTTTAATAAACAGGTATAATGGACGCCAAAGTACTATAACAGATATTGAAAGTGAAATAATAGTTCCGTTTATACTTCATCCAAATAAATTAAGCGTAAACGAAATTATTAGATACACTAAGAAAAGACTATTTGAGCTTAATATAGAGCCAAAAAGTGACAGCACATATAGAAGATTTATACAGAAATGGATTAGAAAAAACAACGACATATATAATTTTGCAATACATGGACAAAAAGGATTAAATGATAAAAATTTACCTGATGTATTTAGAAATTATGATAAAATAGAGGTTGGTGATATAGTAGTTGCCGATGGGCACAAGCTAAACTTTAACATATTGGATATAAACGGAAAACCGAGAAGAGCACAAATAATACTGTTTTACGATATGAAAAGCAGTATGCCGTTAGGTTATGAAATAGATTTTACAGAAAACACAAAAAGTATATTAAGTGCTTTCCGTCGCACAATATTAATACTTGGTTTTACGCCTAAAATGGTTTATTTAGATAACGGGCGTGCGTTTAGAAGCAAATATTTTAACGGAGTAAAGGACTTTAGGGATTCGGATGTTGACGGTGCTTTTAAGAGGCTTGGTATAGGAACAATGTTTGCAACTCCCTATCACGGGCAGTCGAAAACTATTGAACGATTTTTTGGGATATTGCACGAATATGAAAAAATGTTACCAACATATGTGGGAAACTCAATAGAAAATAAGCCGGCACGTTTACATCGTAACGAAAAATATCATAAAGCTTTGTACGGAGATGTAGCTTTTACTATAGATACAATTGTTGAAGGTCTAAACCGATTTTTTAAGGAATATGCTTTTAGAGAGCATGTAGGTGGCTATTATAAAGGTTTAAAGCCGATAGAAGTATTCGCCAAGAGTCTGGAAAAGGTAAAATCTGAAAAAGACTTTGAAAAAAGACAGATAAAGCCTGATGAAATGAGCTTTTTAATGCTTGATGGAATAACAAGAAGCATTAGTAAAAATGGAGTTAGGCTATTTGGGAAATATTACTGGAGCGAAAAGCTGTTTGGTTTAAGCGATGAAGTAATAGTAAGATACGATATTTTATATACCGAAGAAGTTTTAATATACGACTTAAACGGGCAATTTATAACAAAAGCAAGCTGTAAAGAAGGAATACATCCAGCAGCAAAGTATTTTGATGACGAAAAGGACTATAACAGCTTGCAAGAGCAGTTGCAATTAAAGGGAAGATTAAAAAAAGATACTGTAATGGTACACAAAGCAATAATGGGAAATCAGAATATTTGGGGTACAGAACCGGAAAAAGAAACGGTTAAAAAGGCAAAAAAAATAGACCCATTTGACTGTGGATTAAGGCTAACCGACGGTGAAATAATTATGAAAAAAGAAGAGACTCCGATATTTGTTTTTGAGAGTGATAAAGAGGAATACTACAAGAAAAAATATAAAAACTAAGTAAAACAGCCGGAGAAAAAAAATATGGAATTTAGGAACAACATTCTTAAATTTTTGGAAGAAAACGATTATAGTACCAGCAGTGTGGCAAAAGCCATAGGCGTAAGCCAAGCAACGTTAAGTTTATTTCTTAAAGGTAGTTATGAGGGAAATAACGAAAAAATTCAGCAACTTTTAGAACACTTTATTGAGCGAGAAACAGAAAAGAAAAGGAATCCTAAGAAAGAGCTGAAATTTTGCATGACAAACAGCGCCAAAAGAATATTTGAAGTACTTAGAATGAGCCATTTGGACGGTGAAATTGCCGTAATAATTGGTAATGCAGGATTGGGTAAAACAACGGCATTGCGTGAATATTGTAGAAGAAACAAAGAAGTTATACTCATCGAAAGCAATTTAAGCTACAGTACAAAAAACGTATTACAAGAATTAAGCAAAAAAACAGGTGGAGATGGGTTAGGCAGTATTAACATGCTTATAAAAGAGATTGTTGAAAAATTAAAAGATAGCGGAAGAATGATAATAGTGGACGAGGGGGAACACTTACCTACCCGAGCCTTAGATTTACTAAGAACGATAAACGACCAATCCGGAATAGGTATAGCATTAACCGGCTTACCGAGATTGTTAAACAACCTAAAAGGGCGTAAAGGCGAGCATGCTTATTTGTATAGCCGAGTTGGGCTTGTATTAAAAATTGACGAGCTTGAAGCCGAAGACATTACACAACTTGTATTTAGTTACTTCCCCTCAGCCAATGGAATAACCAAAGATTTTATAAAATACTGTAACGGAAATGCAAGAAGACTATCTAAATTATTATTAAGGGTTCAGCGTATAAGCGAAGTAAACGAAGGGAAATTGACAAGCAAAATGGTTGAAGTAGCAAACAATTTAATAATCAATTAAAGGAGGTTTAAAATGTTATTATGGATAGGGTTTATAATATTGGATTTAGCCATAATGGTATTAGTTTTTAGATATGCATATTATGCTGGTAATAAAGATGCAATAGACAGATTGTTTAAGGGAGGCAAATAAAATGTTACAGACAGCAAAAATAATAGGTGCGGTAATGTGCGAAATACACCCGGAAGCACAAAACGAATACGAAGCTTTGGATATTTATATTACAAATTTGCACAAAAGAATAAGGTTAAAAAGTAACGCAAATATAGACTATAACAAGGATGTTGATTTACTGTTATCATTAACGGCATTTATTAAACCGATAGCAGATATGGTTGCCGAAAGAGAAGCGGAGGCAGTATGAAAAGTATTACTATCTCAATTTTAACGATACAAGGTATTTCGACAATTGAAATGCGGATAAACAACATTTATAAATGCGTAAAAGTAAACAAAAACGAATCCGGACTGCCGGTAAAAGGGATAATAAAATGCTACTTAATGCTACAAAAAGAAAAATTGAATTGCCAAGTTTGGAAGAGATTAAAATTTTACTTGGCTGGGTTGAAAAAGAGTACGGTACGAAAGTGATAATATCTTTTCTTGCCAAGATGATACATGAACATCAAAGTTATAATATAACAGATATAATAAACGAATTAACAATCTTAAAACAAGAGGTGAAAAATGATAAAGAATTATGAAGAACTTGAAGAAAGACTTAAAGAGTATGCGATGAATTTTGCAACTTTGCATAAAAAAGAAGCGGAAATGAACGAAAGGTTGAATCGCATAAAAGAAGATTTTGACGAAAAGACAAAAGATTTAAGGTATGCGATTGATACTTTATCGACCGAAATAAGCATGTTTTGCACAAAAAACAAAAAAGATTTTGAAAAATCTCGCAGTAAAGAATATAATTTTGGAACAATTGGGTTTCGTACAACACCCCCAAAAGTGGCAGTTTTGAACCGTAAATACAGCATAAAAACAGTAATAGAACTTACAAAAAGGTTGTTTCAAAATACTTATATAAGAATTAAAGAGGAATTAGACAAAGAAGCCATTTTGGCAGATTACAGCCAAAAGAAATTGGATGACGAAAAGCTTGCTTCAATAGGATTAAAAGTTGACCAAGAGGAGCAGCTTTACATTAATCCGAAATTCGAGGAATTTGTTTAGTTAGTGACAGGTGACAAGTCACGCGTTTAATAACCATTAAAAATACAGGTAGCAAAATGAAAGAACGAGAAGGCTATAAAGCGGAACAAGCAAGAAACGAAGCATTAAAAAGCGTGAATATCGGCAAAAACCAACAAAAAGTATTATCTATAATTGCTAAACATGAACCGGTATCTAACGAGCAGATTGCAAGTTTACTTGGCTGGTATCCTAACCAGGTAACCCCAAGAGTATTTGAACTTAGACAACTTGGTTATGTTGAACACTGCGGTTACACATGCAGTCCCAGAACTTATAAAAAAGTATCGTTATGGCGTATTAAAGAAGCTCATCAATTAAAATTAAACTTTGAGTAAAATAATGGTAAATCCGGTAATTAACGAATTATTAAGCAGTCTTGAAAAGATGAATAAATTTGAAGCAGAAAACAATTTAGGCGTTCTGAGTTCTATTTTTTACAGTGCCAAAAAGTCTCTTTATTTGACAGTTAAAGAGTTGTTAAAGGATACCGAGGAGCTAAAAAGATTGCAAAACAAAGGTAATTTGGTTATTGCAAAAGATTATGACGGCTTGTTAAATTGTCTTAAAAACAAAGAAGTAAAAGAGTACTTGGAGCAGTATATAAAAAGCGTAAAAGAATTTAGAGCGAATTGGAGCAAAACAAATGGCAAATAGCGGATTAATAAAAGTTGTTCATGTTGCTAAGGCAAAGTTAGCGCTAAGTGATGAAAATTATAAAGATATATTAAGTAGTTTTGGTGTAAGTAGTAGTAAAGAGATGGATGAAAATGAATTAAAGCAATTAATAAAAATATTTAATGAGCTAGGATTTAAGGACACAAGCAAAAAGAATAAATATAATAATTTAGGTAAACGACGAGGTGAATTGTTAGACCCATATGCAACACCAAAACAGTTAAGAATGATTGAATCGAAATGGATGAGCAGTGATAAAGTTAAAGTTAAGACAATTGAAGCATTGGAGAAGTTTATTTTAAGGATTGCAAAAGTGCAAAAAATGGAATGGTTAAAGGGAAAGCACGTACAAAAAGTAATTAAAGCCATTGAATCTTTATAGGTAGTCCAAATGGATTGGATAAAAGAAATTGGGGAAAATCCGGATTTATATTTAAACGGTGACATGAAAGAGATAGCCGACATAATAGGGTTTGAAAACCTTATTAAACTAATATGTAAGTTTAATAAAACCACCGTTTATTTTAGCGAAAAAGCTTTATTTAATTTAAAAAAACAATATGTTTTGCAAAAAAGAGGAGAAGACCCAAAAGAGATGCAAAAAAGATAAATTTAAGTTTAAGAACAATATATGATATTTACGAGAACGGAGAGAAAAAATGAAAGAGCTGATAAACAGAGCAAAAAATTTAAAGCCATTATTAAACAATATTGCTCAAATAATGCTTGAAAGCGTACGTAAAAATTTTGATAATGAAGGAAGAGTAGACAAATGGGCTGCACTAAAAAGAAGTACGATAAAGCAGAGAGAAAAAAAAGGATATTGGCCCGGCAAAATACTTCAAAGAAGCGGCATGCTAAAAAGAAGCATACAAGCTTTTAGCGATGATACAGCTGCCATTGTTTCCACAAATATAAAGTATGCAGGAATACATAATTATGGTGGTACAATAAAACAAGCAACAAGAAGCAATTTAAGAACAAAAAAACAGATTAAAGAAAAGACTATTAAAATACCGAAGCGAGAATTTATGAAGCTAACGGATAAAGAAATTGAAAAAATTAAATCTACGATAACAAAATACTATACGGAGAGTATATGAAACCAAAATATAAAATTAACGATAAGGAAGAAGGAAAAATGAGTGAAACTAATTAATAGTAGGCAGAACGGATGAACTTGCAAGAATGGTAAAGATAGAGTTTTTGGCGAATAGGATTCCCCATATTGACAAACGAAACAAAAAATAGTATATTTGTATTGGCTTTAGTTTTCCCCGTGGAGTTAAACTAAAGAGACCCTAAAGCAGCGCACGGGAGCTGTTAAACGCTTTAGGCTTTTGAAATAGGG